AGAAGCGAAGTGTCATTAATCGATGAAGAATAAAGGGCAGTCAGAACCTTATTTGGAGTATTTGGATTGTTAAACACTTTATAGTTATGGTAATCTGGACCAATGAGATCCTGGACATCACAATCGTACATTGGGTACACTCCGAAATCATATGGGACTTGATCAGATGATAATCCAAGTGCTTCAGAAGGATTGTTAGTCATGCCTTCACCTGTTCTGAATATAAGATCAAAATGCTCTTTATTCAAACAATGAGCCATGGAGCATAGGAACGAAGTGCCACCATTCTCTCTCAATTGTCTTATCCGTGAATACGATTCATTTACAAATCTAGTACAAGAGTCTGTGGATATCATGTCAACTGCCGCACAAGAGAATTTAATAGTGGGTGATAAGACTTCTATATTGGACATAAATGCAGAATTCAACTCATACACAATGATCCCGGAAGCCGATTTGACTGAGTTTTCCATTGAATGTAGTCTTTCCGAAGCCTCTGCGCACTTCTCAAATAATTGAGCCTGAAAATGAGAATCCTTTTTTGTCAGATTCAAGCATATTAGATCCCCTTTGTCGTCAGAACCGACTCTTGTTCTCCAAGTTATGCTCTGTTCCACACCCAATTCTCTTAAACAACATCTGAACAATTCATCTCGGAGGGATTGACATGATAATGCCAAACAAGTTGAACCATAATGCAATATGCCTTGACACATATTACTCTTGTTAACAAAGTATGGAACACTGTCTGACAAGAATTTCTCTTTAGCTGCCTGCATATGTGGCTCCTTGTGGTGAATCTCTGGATGCTCACACCATTGTTTGACAAGCTTAGACGGATATTCGATCTTTTTCTCACAATGATTTAGCAGGACAAACTCGGCGAAATCTCTCAAGTTACCAAGAGCTTCATGGTGAGTGTTATAAATTGATAAAAAGATGGTGGGGATAAACTTCTGACACCATGTTGACATATCATAAGAGTTTCTAACCATCATCAAAGGTGTGTTCTGTGGATATTGCGAAACCAAATCCTCGTAATCTCCTCTCATCATCAACCTTTTGTCCTTTCCCTTAGTCAATATTTCGCGTTTGTCAGCCTTCGACATGAGCCTCGACACTTCTTCCAAAATGTTTATTAGTATTCTTGCCTTTATATAAAGTATCATAATCTCTCGAACACCACCTATCTGATTCTTTTTGAATATCTGAATCAAGACTTCAAACAATTCATTTTGTGATCCACTATAGGTCATAGCTACCTCTGCCGCAGTTTTCAATTCCTCATTCACTACAATTTCATGTATCAACTCAATTGCCTTTGTCCTTTTCCCGATAGAGTTTATTTCATCCAGTGAAGATTTATCAATTTTCCTGACAATTGATTTGACAGATGCTTTGAATGTTGCATACTCAGAC